AATATGAGGAATTTCTAAACACCAATTATGCTCTTTATATTCAAACTGAATATCAGTAGCTTGACCAAAATTATAGTCAAAGAATTTAACATCATTCATATGCTCAATATCAAGAAGCTTTTTAATATAATCAATATACCAATCATATGTTTCCTTTTCTTTATACTTCTTTCTCTTATCAATCTTGTTACCATCTGCATCTTGATTCTTTAATAACATATTTAACCATTCTCTACACATTTTAATCGTAGACGGCTGATCGAGCAGCATATACTGAATGTTCTCTTTATAAGTGCGAAATGCCTGTTGTTCAATAAGGTCATATTCATTCTTCATATCATCCAACGCCTGTTTCTTTGCAGACAATCTTCTTTCTGCTTGTGCAAACTTATTTAATGAACCCATTTCATATTCGCCATTATAGTTGTATGTGTCATTTTTATATACTAAAGACATTAATCGTTCACCTCTTTTATCTTTCTTAGTTCATAAAATCATTGATTTTATCCTTGTTTTAATATTCTCTACTCGATAGTCAATTTCATGTTGTTCCCATGATTTCTCCAATTACCTTCTTGCTTTTCCTCTTTGATTAGTGGAAACTTCAAATCAACCTTTCTAACAATATTTGTCAACTTTTTATTGCCTTTTAAAACTGAAATAGAATGACTTCTTCGATATGTATTAATTTCCAAAGCTCTTTCTAAAATTTTTTCATCTGATTCATAATCACTATTATATACATAAGCAAAACAGTGCCCTTCTTTTATATCAGTATTACCATAATCAAAATCTTCAAAAATTACTTTTTTCTTACCAAGATATAAATACATTTCCCCTTGAGTTGATTTATAAATTCCACCCACTTCTAATTTACTTAACGGAATTGTTTTTAAATTTGCTTTTCGCTCTCGCTCTTCTGCTTCTTTCTGAAGGAATATATTTATTTTATCTCTAATTTCCAACTCCTTTTTCGTTGGATTTTCAATCAGATATGTATTGCTTGTACAACTTTTATTGATATACTCTTCACTATATCCTAAATAAACAACTGAGCTACCTTGAAAAACTCCAATATGCATTCCTGGTGAATTTCTACCTATTGCCATTCCAATGCACATATCACCATCTTTAATCTCTCTACCTAAAATGTCTTTCAAATTTCCACCTCCATATTACAACCAATGAAACCTGAATTTACTGTTATTTTACTTCCTATTAATCCATTCCTTAAATTCTTTGAAATCTTCCTTTGTAAGCACAATATCAGAATAATAAAAATCTTTATTCCTGATAATCGCCCAAATTTTCTTCAACTTCTCAAAAAACGGTCTTTGCCGAGTATAAAAATTACCATTTGTATATGTTAAGAAAGCATAATCCCCATCTTCATAATCATGAATCTTAAAGTGGATACCTTCATCACATCCACATTTACAGCTTACGATTAACTCGTCATCTTTAAAATTTTTAAATACCGCCATAATAATCTCCTTTACTTACCATTGCAAAGTCCAACCTTGTAGTCATCCTTAACATCAATAGTTACTTCTCTCTGGAAATTTCCTTTCTTATCGTATAGAGACAAATAATATCTGTTGCCACGCTGTTCTAAGACGACATCTTCATTCTCGAATAACTGAATTCGTTTCTGTTTCTGTACCATTCTAATCTTCTCCTTTCCACTCGTCCAACTCATAGGAGTCATTTATCTGGTCATCCAACTTTCTAACCTGTTTTCTCAACTTACTCTCTTCTTTCTTACTGTCTGTTCTCTGACACCTCTTCCATAATTCATCACGCTGCTTAGTTAATTCTTCATATTTATCCGACATATCAATCTCATCTACAACAGAAATTTCAATCTTTTCGCCGCAATGAGGACAAAACTGGATTGGATAATTGTCTGTTTGTTCCCATTCATCTTCATATGATGTAATGACTTCTGTATGTGAAGTGCAGAATCTTGGAATGTATCTTTCGTCACCCCAACAATCATCGCTATGAACCAAATCTTCACCTGTAAATATAATAGCTTTATCATTCTGAATTTCATCACAACAATGTGTAAATAACTTGTACTTGTACGAATAAGTATCATTGAATTTTAATTTGATTAATTCTATTTTCATTTTTTATTCTCCTAATTTCCTGCCGCACCAAGGACAATACACAATATATTCTTTCTGATGAACAAATCCATCATCATACTCATCCCATTCAGATGTTTCTATGTCCAAATAATATTCATTTGTTAATGGATCTACATATACTTGATTGTCAGGTGAGTTATAATCACAACGGTTACACATACACTTACCTCGCTTTATCACATTCATTGAAATCTAAAAGCATCTTATATTTATATTCTCCAAATCTTTCTTTCCAACGCTGCTTTGCTTTATCGGTATCCCAATTAAAAGGCATCATATGGTAATTGATAAGAAAACATATATCTAAGACAACCTTATTAAACTCTTCCATTAAACTCTCTAAAACCAAATAACATCCGACAGATGGGTGGTCATAATAATGAGCTATACCATTTTCATCAATTGTCTGGCAGTATAGTTTGCCATAATCATGAAGAACTGCTCCCATATTGTATTCAGCCTTATATTCTTTTTCTGTAAATAAATCATATGTATTAAAACAATGATTTTCCAAAGTCATAGTATGATGAGGATTCTTCTGGTCAAAATCTTTCATTTTAGCAATCAATTCACCTGTGGTCATTGCATTAACATTATGAAATTTATGAATAATAATTTCATCAAAACCCTCTTCCTTAAACGGAATCTGAAATTTTCTAATCTGCTTATCTAACACAAAGTCAGGTACAGGGTGTTCTCTATGTAAATTGTCTTCTTTACACTGTTCAAACGGTTTTGGGATAATCACGCATACTTTTCTGATATTTAAAACATTTACTTTCATCATAATTGCTCTACGAGATTTCATAGTCAGATTAGTTGCGTCAGCAATCACATTCTTTTTATTCTCCAAATTCTTACGAATTCTATCGTGAAAAATCTTAAACACTTCTTCGTTATGTTCTTGGTCTTCGTAATTACCAGTCAATTCTTCACGAATTGCATCTGATGATACAATTATTGTATTTGGATTCTCATTGGCAATCTGAGTGGCAATGGTTGATTTGCCACTACCACTCAAACCACACATAATATATAATGTAGGTTTATTCATTTAAAGTCTCCTCGAACAACTCTTCAGCTTCTTCCATATCAGGCACATCAGATGTGTCTTTAGCAATTCCCTCAATTACCTTAAATTCAAACACCTTATCCTTATAAGCTGTGAATGTTGCTCTGTTATCAATACGAACAACTACCCCTTCCGCAACATGTGTCTTGCCAATTTCATCTGCTGGCATACCATCAAGATATTTATTTACTCTTTCTTTCAAATCTTCTGGTGTAGTAAAAATAAACTTCTCTAAATCAGGTACATGCTTAACACCCAACTTGTCACACCATACTTCTACAGTCTCCCAAGGCACTTCAACAACTGTTCCATCTGCTGTTGTCATTGTCATTCGATATACATACATCTCATTTTCACCTGGTTCACAGCTATATGAGAATGTCGTAGTGTCGCCAAACTTCTTTGTAAATTCTTTTTCCTTAACTCCCTTATTAGATACTGAACCCATAATTGGTGTTGTTTTATTTACATATCCGACAATTTCATAGAAAATTTCAGCACCTTCAGGAAGCTTGTCTTTTAATAAATCGTGGTACTTCTTTCTAAATCCATTATCAGAATAATATCCATCATTCTTTGTCATATCCTTTAATACAACTCTTCTACTACCAGATACAACAGAAACTTCTCTTGTAACCTTTGGCTGCATATGTAAAAACTTTCTCAGCTTACTATTCTTCTTTGTAACCTTAACAGTCTTCATAGTACGAGCTGATGTTCCGTGGAGCTTACGAGTAATATAAATCGTATCACCTGGCTTAAATGCTGACATATTATATGCAAGCTGTGCAGTATCTTTATGCTCTTCAAAAAATGGATATGATACTGTTTCTTTCCGAAACTTATTTTTCTTATTTGAATTATTTCCATTACCTCTTGAACGATTCTTTCCTCTTGGAATATATTTCTGACAAATCTCATGACCACCAAGAACTGTAATCTGATCGCCATCTTTTAATTTTGAAATATCTGTATACTTAGCAAGTGTTTCAATTGGTAATACAAGTCCTTCTGACTTCTCGCCTCTAAGTCTAATAGCAGTTACATTTCTCTTCTCAGCATCCATATAACCACCAATGTTGTTTCCATTCTCGTCTTTCTTTCTGAC